CCGAGACGTAAAGCCATGGCCGCCATATCTTACGTAGCTTCGCGAATTTCGTAGTTGATCGCGTAAACCGAACCCACCCGCACCGACCAGTCCGTCGTGTTGCTCTTCAACCGCCAGTACCGCTGCGCCGTTCCATCTGAGGTCAGAGACTCGGGATACTTTGCCGCCAGCGCCGATGGGAACTGGAATACGTTGACGATCCCGTTGCAGGCCTTCAGAAACGCGATGATCGCCGTCGCCTGAGCTTGGGTGAGCGAGGCATAAGAGATCGAACCATCCATGTACTCCGCGCCCCAGTCCTGAATCTGCTGCTGCCCGCTGAATGGGTTGGTATTCGCCGCCGCCATCCGATTGCGACGAAACTCCATGCTCTTCGGCCATGGTGTGGTCGGCATCGTGACCACGGAACCGCCGCCGCCGTATGGCATCTACATCCCCCGCCGAGGAGAGCGCTGCGCACGCTCGGCATTCGCCCGAACGCTGTTCGATACCGCCGAAGCGTGAGCGGCGTCGATGGCCCGCGCGATTCGGTTGGCCGCGCCGAGGTCGGCTCCGCGCGCGTCGATCTGGTAGACCGCTCCTCCACCCGCACCGTGGGGAATGATCGATCCTTTCGAACTGGGTGCGAAGATTTCCGGCCCATTCTCTCCGACGAGGTATGCATTCCCCGGCTCAACTCCACCACCGCCCGCGAATGCACCGCCGAAGGGCAGAGCAGAGAAAATACCGCCACCGAGCGCGCCGCCGCCAAAGACTCCGCCGCCTGAAGTCCCAGGGGTCATTCCGAACGGGGTAATTCCGCCCGGATTCATGCCACCGCCCACTGGCAAGACGTAGATCGCATCATCCGGAGAACTTCCCGTCCGCTTCGCGCCGGGTAGGTCGATACCGAAGGCATGACCGAGAGCCCCGAGGCCCTTTTGCATTTGAGACTTGATGCCCTCCTGGAGAGCTTGCGTGCCGATGTCCGCGAACATCTTTGTGAATGCCGTCTTCTGCCCAGTGATGAGCTTGGCGAACTCACCAGACGCCCGGTCGAGGCCGGAGTGCATCGCCTCATAGAGGATGTTCCCAACGGACTGGACACGCCCCTGCATGTCGAGAAAGAAGTCCTTAACGCCCTTCTGCCGAACCTCCGCCGTGCGCTCTTCCATTTCGTTGGCGAGCTTGGCGAGTTCTAGGGCGCGCGTCCGCTTGGCGTTCGCTTCATCCATCACGCTATTGGACAGGCGCAGCGCCGCCTGATAGCGCTTTTCGATCTCCAGCCGCTCGATTGCCTGCTGCTGACCGAGGGCGCCCAGTGGGTCGCCATGATCGCCGCCAGCCGTGATCATACGGGCTTGGTGCGCCGTGCTCTGGTTGGCAATCTCAGCATTCAGCTTGTTATATTCCTGCGATGCCTTCTCGATGGCCTTGTCGAACCGCTCCAGATTCTTCAGCGGCTCTTCCATGAACTTTTTATAGTTCTCTTCGCCCTCTTTGACCGTCTGGCCAACGAGGTGCATCAACTTGAGGTCGGCTTCCTGCGTGGCCTTATTCAGCCGCGTCATCTCGTCCGTGTAAGCCTTGAGCCGCTTGGCGTCATAGATCATACTGACGAGCGCCGCAGTAGAGGCGTTCAGATCGTGGGACTGCTTCAGGCGATCAAGCTCCGCCTGCTCCTCAATCCCGATTCCTTCGATCACTCCCAGGAATGCCGCCTTCGCGCGGACGAGTTCCTGATTCAGCCGATTGATAACGTCCTGGTCCTTCTTGAACTGCTCCGCCGCCGGCTTCATCTTCTGAAGCGTCTCGTTGGTCTGCTCGAGCCCAACGTGCTCCAGCTCAGCGCTTAGATTCCCGCGGATTCCCTTGAGGAGTTCCAGTCGCGCGGTTTGATCGGGGGCGGTCGCGCCACCACCGCGCACGCCGGTCTCACCAATCATTGAAGGGAGTTGCGGCCGGTCGTGCAGGCGCTGTAGATCCGTGGACTGCTGGATCCATTTCGTTACCTGATCGAGGGCTTTCTGGAGTACCGCCGTCTCCTGGCTCGTTCCTTTTGCCGATGACAATTCGCCGCGAATTCCGCCTTGCCCAGTTTTTCCGCCGAAGAACTCCTGAATGTCGCCGATTCCCGATTCGCCCATCACCTTGCGCCAGAATCCAACGTTCTCCTCTTTCAGGAGTTTATTGATGGCGTTGATGTCTTTATCGAGCGATTCGGCGAGCTTGTCCGCTGCCAGTTTCGCTTCGTCTAGGGCCAGCTTTAGAGTGTTCTCGCGTCGGCCTTCGAGCTTGGCAATTTCGTTCTCCAGTCGGTCGTTTGAGACGCGCATTTCGTCGTTAAGGACGTGCAGCGGGGCGTTCAGATCGGTGAAGGCGTTCGCGATCTTCGCCGGAGCTTCCTGGATGGCCTTGAAGAAGTTGAATGTCTCCGTGCCGAGCTTCTGCAGGACGTTGCCAAAGGCCATCGCTCCGAAGAGTGGAAAGGCGGCCTGCATGATCGGACCAGCTCCGCTGAAGAGCGAGATAAACCGCTCGGCAGCGCGGATGTTCATGCTGCCTTCGAGTCCGCGGATAGCCGCGCTCGCGGCCTGCATGTCCGTTACGGAATGCCGCGCCGCTCCGCCGAAGTCCCGAATTTTCCCCTTGGCCGCCTCGATATCGACGATGAATTTCGACGTACCCGCAGAAATGTCGATAACGATCTGGCCGGCTTTCGTAGGCATCTTAGGCTGATTTCACTCCGGGTATTCCAGCTTCAACAGACGCGGCCAAAGATTCGGCGAACGCCTCAATCGAGGCCTCGCCGGACGATGCCACGGCGGGTCGCATCCACGGGTGCGCTCGGACAACTCCAGACTCCTTCATATCGGGCTTGTGGCCGACCATGCGGTGGCCATACTCGACCATCCGAGCCTTGAATCCCTGCTTGCCATATCCGACAGAGGCAACTCCACCGTTGCCCTGCGAATCAATGGCGATATCCGTCATGAGATGCTCTACCAGGTCGCCGGTACGCTGTGGCGTTGTGGCTCGAAGCGCCCTCACCACCGGGACCGCGGCGGCAGTCAACGCCTTGCCGACGGCGCCCTTGATGACGCCAGGCGGGAGCGCCGTAAGAGCTTCCAGCGTCTCCTCGATCCCGGAGATCGTGATTACGAATTCTTCAGCCATTTTCGACGATCACCAAGCCGTGATTCTGCAAGCTCTGCACCCAGGTTCGGATGTCATTCGACACCTTCTGGCCGTTCGCCTTCGTGCGGCGGATCTTCTTTTCCTTTTGCGGTATTCGTGAGAAGAAATCGGAGGATTTCACTGGTTCCTTGGGGGCCCTGAAACCCCAGTTAGCGATGGTGGCGCAGATCGTTCCCGCTATCATCTCTTCGTGCTTGATGCGTTCATCGTGAAGGTCGATCAGTAGGTGGAACTGCCGCGGCTGTAGATCAAAGAACTCTTGCCGAGTGAGATTCAGAAGAATCTGAGCTTGGGACCAGCATTGATCCCAAATCTGCTGATGCGTTAGCTTTCGGCCGCCACGCTGGCCTCTGGAGGGTCCTGCTTTTTCTCGTCATCTTTCTTTGGATCCGGCATCGCAACGCCGTAAGCATCCATCAGCGCCCTCCGAATGATCGGCATGGAGTCGATGGTCAGCAGCGCGCCGGCGTCCAGAATCGTGGTGTTCGGGTGCGCCTTGAGGAGTGCGGCGTACAGCAGCGCCCGAAACTGGAGAGCGGTAAACGTGTGGAGCAGAACGCCAGCGATCCCCTGGAGTAGGTTGAGGCCGGTCAGTCGCTCCGCCTCCGCGATGGCGTTGAAGTCGTAGCAGAGGCTCCACTCCTGGTCATTCAGCGTGACCTTGACAAATTGCACGGTGGGATCAGCCACCGTGCCTGAAACGTTGCGTCTTGCCATAGGCTAGCTGCCGATCGTCAGAAGGATCGGGCCGCTGATCTTCACCGCAAACGAGGTATTTACCCGCTTATCGGGCTTCACTGTGCCGAAATCCGCCCACTCTTCGACCATCCCCATGAATGTAATCTTGTCGCCGGCCGTGGTCTGCGGAATGGCGGGGTTCTTCGCTAGCTGGACCACGAACGGGACGAGCGGAGGCGGCGCCGCGGTGAAGGCCGCGCGTACCGCCACTTGGCCGGCGTCCCCGCTGATGCGGTTGACCGAACCGGAGAACTTGCCTGGGGTGAGAATCGTTGGGATGAACTCTTCTGCTGTGCTCTGTAGGTTAGTCGCATCGTCCGACTTGTTCATCGTCCCCGACTGGTTGAATTCGTTGACTTCCCCAACCACGGTTAAAGTGCCGGGGCTGGAGGTAGAGGTGCCCGTCCCGATGGAAACGGTGGCCTGGTTGCCAGATTGTACTTTCGTTCCGGTGTAAGACATCTGTTCGCTCCTAAGTTTTTAAGGTTGGTTGTACTGAATTCGATATTCGAGAGTGCGGACATAAGACCTGTCGGCATCGGAGAAGCCGTCTACGGCCACGGCACCGTTGAAGATGCCCTGAATGATCGTGCTGTCCGGGTCCGTAAGCTGACCTTGGAAGCTTGCGCTTCGCCCGTTGCTCGGAGGCTGCAGAATGTTATCGATGGCGCGCGCCAGTATTAGGGCGTCATCCATCGTGTTTCCATGGCAGGCAATTTCTACGTCCCACTCACCGAATCCATCCGGGCCTTCAAGGGTGTATGCGGTCGGGGTCGATAGCGATCTCCATGTCCACGCCATTGGCGCATCGGGAGAAATTTGATTCGGTGGCAACTGCGCGGCAAATCCGCCAGGCGCCAGCGGCGGCGCTCCGAGGCCGGACTGGATGAGCAGAACGATGCCCTGTTCAATCACTTCTGATCCTTCTTGACCGAGATTTTGAATGGGTAGTCGAGAATCAGAAAGTCGCACCCAGTTCGGGCTGAAAAGGTTTTCAGGTATGCGGAGATCTCCTCAAATGCATCGCCGCTCATCGGCTCGACGGCCTCGATAACATAAACGCACCCGCGCTTTATCTCGATAGGCGAGGCGACCACCTCAGACTTGCCCTTAAGCCACTTCTCGATTCGATTCACTCATTCGCCCCGATCGCGATACAGGTGAGCACCATGACGATGTTCATTTGCCGCACGTTTTCGGCGTATTGGATGATGTACTGCTTCCCGAATCCGGTCTGAATTCTCAGGCCAGCCACGAATTCCTGGCGATACCAGCCGGTGATCTTCAGGTAAGAGCGGCTGACGTCCTGCCCTTCCTTGATCATTTCGTCGCCGCGAATGTATTCGATGGCAACGCGACAACGGATCGGGGCATCGCCAGCCTGATACTTGGCCTGCATCCCAGAGGTGCCCATAACGGACACTTGCTGCAGGAGCGTCACGGAGTGGCGTAGGCTTCCCGGGTCGAGTGAGGGCCAAAGGTCGTTAATCACGCTAGAACTTCCACAGCTTCTTTGCGTTTATGAGTTCGGCCATATACGGGGTCTCGATGATAGCCCGCACGTCGTCGATCGGCAGACGCTTCGTGAACATCTGGGCTATGCGATGCACCATCCATTGCTTGGTGGAGGCGGAAACCTCCGCGGGAAGATACCCGCAGGTGAAGGTGATCTGAACTGCCGAGGAGGGGGCGCCCGCATCACCTGGCCAGGTCTTTCCATAGGGAGTCGAAACGACGCCTGGGTGCTTGAGCGTGTCCACGACGAAGTCGGTATTCTCGAAAAGAGTTACGACCGTGCCATCGGACTTGGCGAATGTGAAATCGTCTACCGAAACCAGCGGGTCGAGCAACTCAATGAATGATGGCCCGATCTGAAATTGGTATAGGATCGGGTCCGTGTATTGCGTGGAATACGGCCAGGTGAAAATGCTTCGCGAACTCGGGAAGTTATCGAGCGCGAGCGTAAACTGCTTTCTGGCTTGGTGGCGCCCGCTATGCACTTCGGCGATTTCCCGCACGGCAGGAATCAGCCGATTGATCGACATCGTGTCCTCGTCGTCGATCTGCTGGAGGCGCAGAAAGTCCCTCACCTCTTCAGTCGAGAGGGGCTCATCTGTGAGTTGCGGAGGCGTAACCAGCGTTAGATTCATTTGCCTTTACGCTTTTCAACTGCGGGGGCAACGGCGGTTTCTACCTTTTCAACGACAGGGACGGCGGCGCCGGCCTTCAGCCATTTGGCTTCGTGGGGATGATCGACGGCGATCTGCCCGGAGTAGTGGGCATAGTCTCCGCCGAACTCCCCTGGCTCAATTCGCCTGACAACCATAATTTTCATGTGGGTCTCCGATAAGACGCGGCGGGCCCCGAAAGACCCGCCGCAATTGATGTTTAGGTGGCGGAGTTCGCGTAATACTTGACGGGGTGGGTTCCGGCGTCGATGAGGTTGCCATCGGCGCGGTAGAAAGCGAGGAATCCGACCTGGCCGGAGTTCATGTACAACTCCTGGAAGCGGACCAGTTGGATGTCCATCACTTCGCGAATAAAGTAGCTTGACGTGGACCCGAAGAGAATCGATTTTGCGTTGGCGGCCATCACGGCCATGTCGTTGTTAACGACAACTTCATAGCCGAGAAGGAACTTGCGCTGATCGATCGCGCCGCCGGAGACTTCATTGGCGATACCGACGAGCGAGGAATTGACGAGCGGCCGGTTATTGCCGTCCTTCAAGAGTTCGATCTTCGCCGCGGTGGCGTCGTTGTACATCCACTGGGCGCCGGCGCGATATGCGGGGTCGATCGAGTGGATGAGATTGATCAGGTCATCGTAGATGACCGTGAGCGTCTGGCCGGTAGTGCCGGTGACGCCCGCGGTGGCGGCGGGTACGATGCCCTTGGGCTGGCTCGATCCAGTTCCCACGGTAAAGTGGTTGTTGGTGATACGCCCGATGCGCTCGCCGAGCTTCTTTGCGATGAACGCGCCCACGTCGAAGTAGCTATCCTGCAGCAACTCGATCGGGACGAGCACGTACTTGCTCGAGTACTTGTAAGCGCCCAGGACAACTTGGCCGAAAGCCATTTCCGTGCTGGCCTGGGTGGCGGCCGTGTTCTCCGCGATCAGTTCACCCGTGTTGCCGGTATCGTTCGCGGTGGGGAACGGGAGCGCGTTGCCGGTGGCCGTGCGGATTACGGTGGCATTCGAGGCGCGCATGCCGCCGAACCACTTCATGGCGTCCGTCAGGGTGGTATAGAAGCCCTGTGGGATGAGGTATGCGCCGGCCGCCCCGGTTACATCGGACAGCGGGGAAGCAACGCGCGCTTCATACAGGACGCGCGACTGATCGGGTGTCAGGTCCTCTTTTCCGAAGCGGAGATAAGTCTGAAAGGCGTCCTCGTACTCGGGCTTGGCGAGCAACTGGCGATGGCTTTCCATCCGGGCCCGCTCCTGCTGCATGCGGGACTCGAATTGAGCCTTGCCATCCTTGGTTTTCTTGTCTTCGACGGGGTTCAGTTCTCCGGTTGCGGCCGAAAGCGAACGCTCGCGGTTGATGAGGTCGGTCAGCCCATCGATATCGACCTTCATCTTGTCGTACTTTTCGACTTCTTCTGGCTTGAGTCCGCGGGCTTCGTTCTGCGCGGTCAGGATTACTGCACGGGCCTGCTCGCCGAGCGCGGCCCGCTTTTGAAGCAGTTCGGGTATCGTCATGTTATTTCTCCACGCCTCCCGGCGTTGTTGCTTGATTGTTTTGGGCGCCCTTCTCGCGACGGTCGCCCGCGGACACTACACGCCCGACAGAGAAAGCTCCAGCTCACGTAGGAGAAGGTCAGGGGCGGGCGGAGCCGCAAGGCCCGCCGCGTCGCTTTCTTTCGGGACGTCGGGCGCCGGGTTGGCCGCCCTCTTCGCAATACTGCTGCGAACTTGCATAGAAGTCTGAACGTAGGCCGGATCGGAGACCACCGAAACGCGGCTTACGAGGATGCTGGTAAGCGTGCGGATGTTCTCTCCGCCTTCCTTGGTCCACGTCTGACCATTCGGTGCCACGCGAAACGCGAAACTGCCCTGGTCGATGTCGCCGCGCTTCATGGAAGCCAGCAGATCGGTCGCCCAGGTGGTTTCGGGAGCGGTCACGTCCATTCGCACGCCGGTGGCGTCGATCGAGAGATCCAGCGTGCCAACGTTCCGCCGTCCGAGGATGAAATCCGGCGAGTGGTTGAAGTCGGCACGGACGTCATCCGTAAACCGGACCGCATCCGGTAGGATACGCTCGCGGAATCCGCCAAGGTCCTGGGAAAGCTCGTTGAAAACAATTGGATACCCAATGATCTTGCGGCCATCGCCTTCGGACCGCATTTCGCGCTTGCATGTGCGCTCCTCGAGGCCGGACTCCTTCTTTCCACTGCGATTGGCGGCGGCGTGCATCGAAGCCGGCATCGAGTTGACGCAAAGCGCCCAGGCGGCTCCCATGTTATCGACCATGCCGCGATAGGCATCCATGCAGCGCGCGGCCTTGTCTTCGGCGCTCATAGCGGTGTCCATGCAGGCGTCCGCGGCGGCTTCCGCTGCGACACGTGACATCGAGGCGCACATATTGGCGGTCGAGTCCATAAGGTCGAAGGAAGCGTAAAATTCATCCATGTCAGGGCCATCCTCGGCGTCCGTCATGGGGTAGTCATAGCCCATGCGCGCTTCGGGCGGTGGAGATCCGCCTTGAACTTCAATGGACACTTCGACGGGAACTTCAACGGGAACCATAATGGTCGTCGGATCGGGCATGTTTATTCCTCCGGTTGCGGTGCCGGCTTGCCCGGCGGTTGAGTTTTGGTAACGGGCGGAGTTCCGAGTGGAACTTCCTGCATCTGGACGGTCAATTCGTTGGCGGCGGGGTTGTCGCTCGGGTTAAGGCCGATCTTGTGACGGGCTTCGTTGCGCTTCATGATTCCGTCGCGCACGAAAGACCCATAGGTGTTGGCCTGAGTTTCCATGTCGCCGCTGGCAAGGTCAGAAGTGTCGTGCTTGCACGTTAGAGAATCCTGCGAGCCAAGCACGGTGATGTCGATCTTGCCTTCGATGCGCCTGCAGCAGGGTAGAATCGTGTGTTTCACGAAGCCGATATCGAACTGCTCAGCGCTGGCGAAAGTGGCGCTTTTCCCCATCCAGTCGGCCAGCATCTGTAGCGGTACCTTGTACCAGCGGGCAATCTCCGCAAGTTGCCACATGCGGCCCTCGAGGAACTGCGCATCCTTCGGATTGATGCTGAACTGCTTTACATCCCACGCGCCGTGGAGGATTCCGACCTTTCCCGAATTGTCAAGCCCTCCATAGTTCTTGGTCCACTCTGCCTTCACCTGAGCGGGGTCGTCAATCGTCGTGGGGGTCGTCAGCAGGATGTTCGGCCGCGCGTTGTTTGCAAAGAACCGGCCACCGAACTCCTCGTAGCCGAGCCCCATCCCGATCGCCTGGCGGGCCATCGTGATCGGGGAATACCCGACCGTTCCGTCGAACCCAAGGCCAGGGATATGCAGGATTTGCCAGTCTTCGTACTCGCCAGCCGGGACCGGTGATGAATAGTAGTAGAGCGGCATGTAGCGGTAAACGAGCCGGCCATTCTCATTCCGCATCGGGACTACCCAATCCGGACGCAGCGGCCAGATGGCACGCAGATGTCCGCGGGAATCCCAATCCAGCCAGTTGTACGAATTGCCAAGGAGGTCGATATGGGCTTGGGCGATCTCTCGCCACTGAAACGACGTCATCTCCGGGTTGGGCTGCTCAGCTAGCATCCGGTAGCGGTAATCGTTATATGCCGGCGTCTTGGTGATTGTGCCGGCCTTGTCGTCCATCGTGTTGCGATAGGTAACGAGCGGCGACATTGCCACGGCCTCCGCGCGAATGGACACGCAGGCATAGACCGCGGAATACGTCATCGCGATCTGGGCGTTTACGCTCCGCCCGGTGTAAGTGGGCGCGCCCATCGTGAGCGTGTCGTACAGCCAATTACCCGGCCGCGCGTCGGCCAGGCTGCGCTCTTCGCCTCTGACGGCGTTGATATCCACGCCGCTGTCTAACGCCATGCTTGCGAGAGTGTGAATCATGCGACGAAGAAACCAGCCTTTACGGGCTTAGGGAATGTCATTATCAATTTCGTATCCCCAATTGCCGTCACTGCACCGTCGATCTTGTTAGCGTCGTTCACCTTGCGGGGATAATCGTTATCGTTGGCGTCTTTTTTCGAGATGACGTTGCCGATATTCCATTTGAGAATCGGGTTGCCGTCATGGCGAACCTTCCCCGATAGGACTTTCGCCCCAAGCTCCTTCATTGGGTCAGAAAGGCTGGTAACACGCTGCGGGATTTCAATGATTGGCAGATTCTCTGCCAACATTCGGCTATTGAATTGAGTAGCATTGTGGGGATCGACGCCCACCTTAACAAGTTCAAAATTTCTCGCATCTTCCAGTAAATCCCGCTCGATAAATTCGTAATCAATTACCGGGCCTGGAGTGATCGTTAGATACCCGCGCTCAGCCCAGCCACGGTAGAAGTCGTAATTCGGGTTGCCTTTCTCAAGTTGCTCTTCGGGAAGGTAGAACCGCGGGAAGAAGTAGAGCGTCCCCCTGCTTTCAAAAGCTCGCATCGTGCAGGCGAGATCGACCTTGCTAGCCAAATCGATGGCTATCCAGCAAGGTTGCCCGTAAAAATCTTCGATCTTTAGGCTCTTGTCCTCGCACAATTGCGTCCACGACAGAAGGTTGAAGTATGCGTTCCCGGCGCCGACCCGAACATTTAATCTTTTAGTGAGAAACGACGATTGCGACTCGGGGTTTTTCTGTGCCTGCCTGCAGCGGACTTCGAGATCCTTCTCAAAAACGGATACATTGAGATTCGGATTCGCCATCCGCCACGCTTCTGGCGTGGTCCAGTCCACCTCTTCATCAATGCCGTAGTAGATGAAGAAAAACGAATCGTCTTCGTGGTTGCCCTCTAAAACCTGCTGCCCGTAATTGACCTGCTCAGCGAACACGCCCGTCGCATTCTCGCCCTCGGTTGAGATGATGTAGATTAGCGGCTGCTGCCGGGCACCTGTCGATTCATCGAGTACGTCGAAAACCTCGCGCGTCGTGTGCGCATGTAGCTCGTCAATGATGGCGCAGTGGGTGTTAAATCCCTCCTGCGATCCGGCATCACGGCTCGCGGCCTTGAAGCTTGACCCGCTGGATTCGACAACAATGGAGTGAGCCAAGGCCTCCACTCCCGCCTTAGAACGGAATCCAGTACACTGCTCGACGAACTTTTTGGCGACTGTCCAAACACCAGAAGGCCCCGTAACCTGATCTCGCGTAACGGCGCCGGCGTAAACTTCCGCTCCTGGCTCGTCATCCAGCGCCAGCATGTAAAGACCGACGCCGGCCGCTTCTGTGGTCTTCCCATTCTTTCTTGGGAGGACAACGAGCGCTTTACGAAATCGCCGAAACCCATCCGCACCGATCCATCCAAAGATGGTTGTGAGGCGAAAACACTGGTGGGGCTGCAGTTTAATAAGCTTTGTTCCCCATCGTCCTTTGATGTGAGGAAGCAGCTCGATAAACGCGCAAATTCGATTTGCCCTCTTCCGGTCAAATTTCCACTCCCAGTCTTTCCGGCAGAGGTCGTCGAGTTGACGCTGACACGCCCGGCGAACCCACTTACAAGCCGGGATTTTACCTGCCACGACCTGCTGCGCGTACTTCGTCCCGATCGCGACGTAATCATCTAACCGAGCTTGTCCCAAGGATCTTCGGCCTTCTCTGCCGCGGGCGCAAACACCTTCGCCTGACTCGCTGGCGTGCAACCCAACTGCATGTAGCTCGAGTGCAAGCAGGCCCGCTCACTCGACGTCATCGGCCTGAGGCCGACCGCATCGAGAACCATTCGCAGATATAAAATGCACGTATGCTGGACTGCCGCTGAATGGCCTGCGACAATATGAGGGATAGCTGAAAGTCGGCGCCATTCGTCGCCCAGGATCTCCGCAAACCACTCCGGATCCGGGCACGTTTCGCTTCTTTTCCGCGCCTCTTCGACTGCGCATGCGACGGCCTTCTCAAACCAGTCCGGCAGATTGGCGCTAATGCGAATATCCGGGCAGGAGGCCTTGCCTGAGTGCCGGCTCTTGCGGAATGTCCCTTTTGCCTTGTGAACAGCAATCGGAGTAGGGGGTTTACCTGGCATTTTCGGTTATCGATACTGGCTATACGTGAATTTGAC